AATGACAACTTTTAATTGGGATTGTAGAACAGTGGATGTATATCCAACAAGTGGCGACAACACAGATGTAGTATACAACGTACATTGGCGCTTAACAGGTGTATCTGATCAGCTAGACGCGAATGATAATCCGTATTCGGCTACTGTGATTGGAACACAAACATTAAGTACAGAGGAGATTGTAGACTTTGTACCATTTGAAGACTTAACTCACGAGCAAATTGTAACTTGGACACAAGAGGCAATCGGGCCTGAGCAGGTAACTCAGATGGAAGATAATGTAAATAATCAAATTGATAACCTTATCACACCAAGTAGTGTAACTAAAACTATCGAGTAATTAATTATTAAATTTTAATACAATGGAAAAAATCACTGAAGAGCAATTAAAACAATTGCAAGAACTTGTTGGTATTATCAACAATGCTCAAACGCAGCTAGGAGGCCTTGAGGTTCAAAAGCATCAAATGCTACATCAGCTTAGTGAAGTTCAAGCTAAAATGCAAGAGTTTCAAACCGAGCTAGAAAAAGAATACGGAAAGATTTCTATCAATATTCAAGACGGGACTATCTCGAAAGAAGAAGAGGAAGTTGTAGAAGAGTAAAATGGAAATTCGAAAGCTTTCTATAGGAGCAGACTACAAGTCTAGCTCTATGCATTACATATTAGGACAAGAGGTGCTAAATGGAACACATACTATTCACCTTATTGATTATAAGGTGGATACAGATTCTTATGTAATTTATATAGAAAGCAGTAACGAAGTTTATCTCTGGAAAGAATTCAATAAAAACATTCCTATTTCAATAGAGTATAATATTTATTTTTGACATGCACGCTCCTTATTATTTTGTTGTTGAGCCATTAGGTGAGCATTATAACAATGAAGTAGAGATAGCTGGGAAAAAAATAATAGTTAACTCTACCGTAGAGAATCACAAACATGTAAATCGCCTTGCGCGAATTATGTACCTCCCCAGTAGATACAAAGGGACAATATCTGCTGGGGATATTATTATTGTACATCATAATGTTTTTCGCATATATTATGATATGAAAGGCCGTCCAAAGAAGTCGCCAAATTACTTTAAAGATAATTTGTATTTTATAGACGAAGACCAGTTTTACATGTTCAACAATGGTGAACGTTGGAATTCTGTAAAAGATTATTGTTTTGTTCGTCCGATAGATTTAGAGCATGGTTACTTGCATGAAGAGGGCTATGAGCCAAATACTGGGATTCTTGTATATGGTAATAAACGTCTTGAATCTATGGGCGTTCATGAGGGCGATAAAATAAACTTCACTAAGAACAGCGAGTATGAATTTGATGTTGATGGAGAAATGTTATATCGCATGAGAACTAACGATATTTGTACTGTCTTATGAATAGTGTAAAAGAAATTAAAGAGCGTATTATTCAGGCTGGTCACGAAGCTGTTAAGCAGTTAATAAAGGTTGCGGAAGAAGAAATTATTAAACCGGATCCTGATGATGAATTGGCCGCTGATAGATTAAAAAACGCAGCAGCTACAAAAAAGCTAGCAATATTTGATGCATTTGAAATACTCAATCGCATTGAAAATGAAAAAAATATGCTAGAAAACCCAGAGGAAGAAAAAAATAACTTAACTGGAGGATTTGCAGAAAGACGATCTAAATAATGACTTGTGTGTTGTCGTCAATGATGCCATACCTGAAAAAGACTTAAAAAAGCTAAATGCTAAAAAGGCTTTTAAGTATGGGTACAACAAAGAGTATGATGTCATTGTTATATCTAAAGACGGAACACTAGGTGAAATAGTTCAGATAAATAACCTCAACATAGGTCTTCCTAAACAACCCCAAAGCGTATATAAACGCTCTCAGACGAAAGAAGAACAGTACTGGGAGGCAAAAGACTACCCTAAAGCATTAAAGCCATTACAGACAATATTTCAATGGAATGAAATGAACAAGGATTTCAAGGAAACTTGGGTTCCTTACATTGAAGAAGAATTTGATAGGCGAGATAATGGTTTTTGGTTTTATAATAATGGTAATCCTACTTACATTACAGGAAGCCATTATATGTACCTGCAATGGACTAAAATTGATGTAGGTAAACCTGAGTATCGCGAATCAAACAGGATATTTTTTATTTATTGGGAAGCTTGTAAGGCGGATGAGCGATGCTACGGAATGTGTTATCTTAAAAACAGACGTTCTGGATTTTCTTTTATGTCATCTGCTGAGGTTGTAAATCAAGCTACAATAACATCTGATTCTAGATTTGGAATATTGTCTAAAACAGGAGCTGATGCTAAAAAAATGTTTACCGATAAAGTTGTTCCCATATCTGTTAACTATCCATTTTTTTTCAAACCAATTCAGGATGGTATGGATAGACCGAAATCTGAACTAGCATATCGTGTTCCGGCATCAAAACTTACGCGTAAATCTATATCAAATACAAGCCAGCTAAGCACATTACAAGGGCTTGATACTACTATTGACTGGAAAAACACAGGTGACAACAGTTACGATGGGGAAAAGCTAGCACTACTAGTACATGACGAAAGTGGAAAGTGGGAGAAGCCTGACAATATTTTAAATAACTGGAGGGTAACAAAAACCTGTTTGAGACTTGGTAGTCGTGTTATTGGCAAATGCATGATGGGGTCTACTAGTAATGCTCTTGAAAAGGGAGGTGGTAATTTTAAAAAACTATATTACGACTCTGATACTAGTAACAGAAACTCAAACGGACAGACAAAAAGCGGTCTCTACAATCTGTTTATTCCAATGGAATGGAATATGGAAGGGTTTATTGATATGTATGGTCAGCCTGTGCTAGAAACTCCAAAATCACAGACAGTCAGTACTAACGGTGATTATATTCACCAAAGCGCATTAGAATATTGGCAAAACGAAGTGGATAGTCTTAAAAACGATCCTGATGCGTTAAATGAATACTATAGACAATTTCCTAGAACAGAGTCTCATGCATTTCGTGATGAATCAAAAAATACCTTGTTTAATCTCACGAGAATATATGAGCAGATAGATTACAATGATTCATTTGCAATTAAAAGCACTATTACTAGAGGTAATTTTTATTGGAGAAATGGTCAAAGAGATACGGAAGTAATATTTAATCCAGAAAGCAAGGGTCGATTTTTCCTGTCCTGGATTCCTAGTGCAAACCTAATGAATAACGTGGAGGTTATTAATGGGAAAAAATATCCCGGAAACAAGCGCATAGGGTCTTTTGGATGTGATAGTTACGATATATCTGGAACAGTTGGAGGCGGTGGCTCTAAAGGCTCTTTGCATGGAATGACTAAGTTCCATATGGAGGACGCTCCTACAAATATGTTTTTCCTTGAATATATATCAAGACCTCAGACAGCAGAAATATTTTATGAGGATGTACTTATGGCTTTGCATTTTTATGGAATGCCAATACTAGTAGAAAACAACAAGCCAAGGTTATTGTATTATTTAAAAGATCGTGGTTATAGAGGATTTTCTATGAATCGCCCAGATAAGCACAAAAACATATTGTCTAAGGCAGAACGTGAGTTAGGTGGAATTCCTTCATCACAAGCTGTAATTTCTGTACACGCAGAGCATATTGAAAGCTATATACAAGAAAATGTAGGAGTTATTAATGATCAAAATCATTCGGACTTTGGTTCGTGCGGAAACATGTTTTTTAATCGCACATTATTAGACTGGGCCAACTACGATATTAACAATCGTACTCGATTTGATGCGACGGTTAGTTCTGGCTTTGCAATTATGGCTAATCACGCTACACGGGGCAGGGCTGAAGAAAAACGTAATCAAATAAATCTTAACTTTGCAAAATACAGTAACAAAGGTTTTGTTAGTGAAATTATTAAGTAAACATGATAAACAAGCCAAGATTCAATTCGGGTAGTGGTTTTCCTAATCAATTTGTTCCAGACCAAGAGAAGGACACATATGAGTATGGGCTCCGTGTCGGTCTTGCTATTGAATCTGAGTGGTTCTCTAGAGACTACGGAAGCAGTATGTATGGTGAGATACGTTCTGAGTTCTTGAACAGACGTTTATATGCGAGAGGAGAGCAGCCAGTAGAAAAATACAAAAACGAACTAGCCGTAAATGGCGATTTGTCGTATCTTAATTTAGATTGGACTCCTGTTCCAATTATTCCAAAGTTTGTGGATGTTGTTGTTAACGGCATATCTAATCGATTGTTAGATGTAAAAGTTGAGGCTGTTGATGATGTATCTGCTTTTAAAAGACATCAAGACAGGAAAGCTATTCAAGTTGAAATGGATGCTAGACCTGCATTTGACATCATTAAAGAAAAAACTGGCGTAAACCCATATAGCATGCCAGAGGAAATGATACCAGATTCTGAAGAAGAGCTGGATATCTACATGAAATTAAATTACAAGCAAAAAATTGAGACTGCTGAGGAAACAGCAATCAAGACGATGCTTGAATTGAATAATTATGATGAAATCAAAAGAAGAATAGATGAGGACAATGTTGTTTTAGGAATATCTGCTGTAAAGCATTCTTTTGATGTTCATGATGGAGTGAAGGTTGAGTATGTAGATCCAGTTAATTTTGTATACTCTCCAACAGAAGACCCTAGCTTTAGAGATTGTTATTATTATGGAGAAGTAAAGTCTGTGCATGCTACAGAGATTAAAAAAATTAATCCAAATCTATCTCAAGAAGAAATTGAGCAAATAACAAAATTAGCTAGTCGTTTTGATGGATATCGCAGCACACAAAACCTGCAAAGCGTTAGTGGATTAGACAAGGCAAATGTTTCTTTGCTATACTTTTGCTACAAAACAGACCGGGAAGTTGTTTACAAAGTCAAGAAGAATGAAAATGGCGGAGAAAAGCCATTAAAAAAAGATTCTTCATTTAATCCTCCTGAAGAACAACAGGAAAGATTTGAGCGTGTTGCTCGTCGTATTGATGTATGGTACGAAGGAGTTCTCGTATTAGGAACTAATCACTTATTGCAGTGGGAGCTTATGTCTAATATGGTTCGTCCTAAATCTGCATTTCAAAAAACCATACCTCCGTATATAGTATCTGCTATTAAAATGTCAAAAGGTAATATTGATTCTTTGGTTAAAAGAATGATTCCTTTTGCAGACCAAATACAATTAACGCACCTAAAACTACAACAGGTCGTTAGTAAAATGATTCCTGATGGAGTATTTATTGATGCAGATGGACTCAATAGTGTAGACCTTGGTAACGGAGCTTCATATAATCCATCTGAGGCTTTATCGATGTATTTCCAAACAGGTAGTGTTATTGGTCGTAGTTATACTGAAGATGGTGATTTAAATAGCGCTAGAGTTCCTATTCAAGAACTTACTAGTAGTGGATCAAATGCGAAAATAGCGAGCTTAATTAACATGTATAATTACCAACTTAACATGATAAGAGCTGTCACGGGCATTAATGAAGCCAGGGATGCCAGTACTCCTGATCAATATGCATTGGTTGGTATTCAAAAGTTAGCTGCTTTAAACAGCAATACAGCAACAAGACACATTGTGTTGTCTGGTATTTATATTACTGAGCAGTTAGCTGAAGCATTATCATATAGAATATCTGATATTTTACAATATTCAGATTTTTCAATGGATTTTGCAAAAATGATTGGCCGAAACAACTTAGATGCTGTTAGAGATATTATGCAATTGCATCTTCATGACTTTGGCATTTTCATTGAGATTGAGCCCGACGAGGAACAAAAACAAATGCTTGAGCAAAATATTCAGCAATCTATTCAGGCTGGTCAAATTGGATTGGAAGATGCAATTGACATACGCAGTGTAAATAATTTGAATTTAGCGAATAGTTTACTAAAAGTTCGTAAACAAAAACGTGAAAAGCTAGAGTTGCAAAAACAGCAAAAGACTATTGACATGCAAACTCAAGCTAATGCTCAATCAGCACAATCGGCTTCTCAATCTAGAATGCAAGAACAGCAGATGAAGAATGAGTCTGAATCTCAATTGGAGCAAATGCGTGCTCAACTAGAGATGCAAAAAATGCAAGCCAAAAAAGAAATTGACATGGAGCTGATGAAGATGAAGTACGAATTTGAAATGCGCTTAAAAGAAATTGAGGGTCAAGTAGGTCAGTCTAAAGAAAAATACAAAGAAGACCGCAAAGACGAAAGAACAAAAAAACAAGCGACTCAGCAAAGTAAAATGATTGCCCAGCGTAAAGAAAATTTACCTCCTACTGATTTTGAACAACAAAATAATCAGGAAGATATTATGGCAAAAATACAGGCTATGATGGGTCAAGGAAACATGTAATATTTTTACATAATTTTGCAATAATAATTTAAATCTAATTCATTATGAGTAATGTAAACGAAGAGGTTGATTTTAAAGTCGACTTATCACAGCCGCCAGCGGCAGAAAAAAGTACTGAACAACAAGAAAATATAGAAGATGGCACTAAAGAGCAAGAAACTGATGAAGGGGTGTTACTCGATGGCGAACAAGACCAAAAAGAAGAGCAACAAGCCCAAGCAGAATCGCAGGACGTAGGGGAAAAAGACCCCAAGACTGTAGCTCCAAGCAGAGAAGAAATTATAAATCAATTCTTGACTGATAAATATAAAATCAGTGTAGATGATTTAGACAACGTTCTTTCAAATAAGAATACCCCTCAAGAGCTTCCGGAGGAAGTCGAGAAGTATTTGCAATATAAGCAAGAGACTAAACGCGGTCTCAAAGACTTCATTAAAGCAAACGAAGACGTGAGCGAGTATGAAGAATCAGTTTTATTGCGTGAATATTATCGACAATCAAATCCAGAGCTGGATGAGTCTGATATTAATTATATAATTGAAGACAGGTTTAGTGTTGACGAAAATGTTGATACTGAAAAAGATGCCAAGCGAAAAGCTTTTGAGAAAAAACAAGAATTGCATAAAGCAAAGGAGTATTTCAAGCAGATGCAGGATAAGTACAAAGCCCCACTTGAGTCAAGTAGCGAGGCTCTTCCTGAGGATGCAAGAAAAGCTATTGAGTTTTACAAGCAATATAATGATGAATCAACTAGGGAGCAAGAAGTTGTTCAAAGTCAAAGAAAAACTTTTGAGCAAAAAACGTCTGAGCTTTTTACTGATGAGTTCGAAGGTTTCGAATTTAATGTTGGTGAAAAGTCGCTGCGTTATAAGCCAAAAGATGTGAACGAGGTTGTCAAGGCTCAATCAGACCTTAACAATTTTATTTCACGCTTTGTCGATGACAATGGCTACTTAAAAGATGCGAAACAGTATCATACCGCCTTAAACATGGCAATGAACCCTCAGGCATACGCTAAGTTCTTTTATGAGCAGGGCAAAGCCGACGCGGTAAACGAAGTGGTTAAGGATGGTAAAAATATAAATATGAATGTTCGTGCTAATGTTGATTCGTCGAAGCCTGGTCCAAAATTCAGAGTTATGAACGACAATGATTATGGGTCTGGTTTGAAAATTAAAAAACGATAAAAAAAATTTTAAAACCTTATTAAGATGGCACAAACTATCACCCTTGGAGGAG